ACAACTCCGTCATCTTCTTGTCCGTTTTTCATAACTATAGCGGTATAGGTGTAATCAGAATCTATATTGACGTTCCGGTTGTCGTCGCTCACCGTAATGCTCCAAACCGCGATTAAGTCCTTATTGGCTATCTCGTTTACCATATCGTCATTCGCGCCTTGGGCCTCCTTATCGGCATGAATGATATTGAGCCCGTTTTCACTTCGGTCAACTCCGGAGACTTTCCAAACATACCCCAGCTTGACAAAGCGCATGTTTATGTCAACCTTGTTTGACAAACTGCTTGATGGTATTGTCACAACGATTTTTCCTGCTGCCGTGTCTATGAATTTACTATTTTCTACAGAGGCACTCACAGATTCAATAATTGAATCAAACTCATATAGCACCTCGTCAAGCACAGCTTTAATCATATAATTACTTTGCCGCATTTTTGCTCTATAAGTTATCAAATTTAAATCCGGCTGTGATATAACAAACCATATCATATCCTGATACCCGACAACATCTCCGGTCTTTATCGGAATGTCAGCCCGTATATATTGATCGTCATAATAGCTTGGATTTGTGTTTGCATCGCTAATTATGGCAGTATTTTGCACTCCGTTGACGGTGACCAGTTCGCCCTTTTCAAACTTAAAGAAATTCCATAACTTTTCTATACTGTTCATGTAGCATCACGCTCACATTCATAAAGCCAAAGCTCCAGATAATCACTATATTTTTTGATGTTCATCACTTTGCAAAGTCTGCCATTTATCCTTAAATAGGAATTGTCGTCAATCGCCAAAATAACGTCACAAAAAACTCTTTGAGTGATTTCGATCTCAATGCCATCTTCAAAGCTTATCGTTTTTTCATACGGTTGAATATCCCCTTCGGTTTCATCAATCATTTGAAATAAGCCATCCAGTATTTCTATATGAGTATCTCTAAACATCTGCGGCACCAACTGTTATCTTGGGAGTGGGAAGTGCCGCCTTTATGGATTCTGGTATTCCGGTTTCAAATGTGCCACTCTTTTCGCCTTCTGTTCTTTGCTTGTACCCAACACTATCTTTGTTTTTATGCAAATAAACTGCAAGATCAGCAATTGAGTCATCATAACCTGACAACACTGATACATTGCAATAGAAAAGCGCCATATTATTTGCCTGATGAATGAAGTGTTCAAGAATAGCGTCCTTGGATGTATCTGTGCTATCTATGCCAAGCAGAATTTTTACAAGCTCAAGCATCCGTTTTGCCCTCCCTTTCCTTTAGAATTTCTAATAGTTCATCCTTTTTAATGCCGATCCCGTTCACGCCTTGCTCTTTCGCATATTCAACCAATTCTTTGTAATTCATCTCTTCTAATTCTTTTAGTACTTCATATCCGTTTTCTATAAACCAAGAGAGAAGGCGGGAGTCATTTGAGACTCCCACCCCCTTTACAAAGGCTATACCAGCGGATACGCCATTGTACCGTTTGTTTTTACAGCATATCCTAGCCATATATTTCCCTCCCTATTAAGCCACTTTTATATTTCTGAATACTCCAGCACTCTTTGTTGCCTTGAGAGCCACGGCTGCAACCATCTCAACCTCACCGTTCTTAACAGCGCCGGAAGTTGCGAAGTCCGGTAGCCAGATCTTCACCAAGTCCTGATTAGCAAGAGAAACAGCATGAAAGCCATCAAGAGCCAGTCTTGCGGCATAAAGGTCTGTAAGACCGGTCAACACGTTGGTACCATCGGGTTTTCGCGTATCAACAATAGACACCACAGGGTCATTACTGCCGACTTTGGCACCCAGATCAACAAGAACTACACCATCATAGGCGTCAACTTTCCTGCCGAAAGCATCTTCACTTTGTGTTAAATATCCGGCACGTCTTGCGACCGCTTTGATCTTGGTGATCAGTTTTGAATTGCCGCCGAGGAATGTGGGTGCTCCGTCAAGGTTTGACAAAAATTCATCCAGCATATCAAGAAACTGCTTATAGTTAGTGTCTACGGCTCCGGAAGTAGAAAGATCAATTGTCTTATTCACCCCATATTCCGTACTGGAGCCTGTAACCGCTTTATTGAGTCCGTCAAATGAATTGACGTCCACAGCAGAATCTCCATTAATAATCGTATCATGAAACAATGCCTTTGCTGCCTTTACCTTCTGTTGCACTTGAAGATTCACTTCGTCCACGAGCCCACCGGTATTGGCAACAATGCGATCAACCGCAAACGAACCGCCAAAGGGTTTGAGTTCAACTGTGTATCTGTCTTTTGTGACTTCCTGCACGGTATAGTCTGTGTTCAGTGCTCTAAAGGCCGCTGTAGGTTGACTAATGAGTCGTGTGTACCCGTATGTAAGGGTTGCTCCGTTCGTACCTGGGCTAACCGCATTATCAAATGTAATGTTGTCAAGAATAAACGAACTCTTTCTGAATTCGTCGATGACACCCTTCTGAATATCGTCCTGTGAATTTAATTTAGCTTGTTCTAATGTAACTGCCATAAAATATTATTTCCCCTTTCAATTTAGCCATTGTTTTTCGTATAATAGGTCTTAAGAGCATCATTAAGATTCTTAGGTTTCGGCTCCTGATCATTGTTTTTAGGCGGCGTGTAAGAACTGCTTTTGAGCCTTTCCTCAACCGCCGACTGCACAGAAGTGCTGAATATGCTTTCAATTCTGCCGATGTTTTCGAGCGTGGACTCTTCATCCTTGCCCAGCACTAAATCAATAATATTGCTTACAGGCAGCTTCTTTTCTGTAACCACAGTGAGCGCTCTGTTTTTAAGAACCTCACGCTGCTTCTCAGACTCCATTTTCTCAATCTTTGCATTTAGCTCTCTGAACTGTTTTTGCTCGGCACTCTCATCTGGATACAGCGCGGATATCTTTTTATCAATCTCCTTTTGCAGATTATTGGCTTTCCAAGTGTCTAAGCCCTTAGTGAGATGCTTGTCCTTTTCGCTGTCAAAAAAGCGCCTGCCGTCTTCATTGTCGATCAGGAATTTTTGCACCCCTTCAACGGTTGTAAACCCCTGAAGATACACCTTCAATTCCTCGCTATTTTTGTTTTCCTCGATATATTGCTTTACTTCTTCAAATGACATAATTATTTCCTTTCTAATTTACCCATCCGACTCATGTGAACCGGATACATATTTATTGGTAGTTTAAAGTCATACCAAGGACAAATAATTATCGCCGCTTATATTTAGGGCATATAACCTCTATGCAGCGAAACGACTGTTTACATGAATTAGCACATCGAGCGCACTTTTTGAAATATTCAATGTCACCATTACTATCCATCCAAAACGACAGTTCCGCTTTATCTGATTCTCTCAATCTTGCCACACATTATCACGTCCCTTCCACCCATTAAAACGGGCAAATTAATTTTTCACAGAAAATGCGCCAAACCCGCATGAATACAAGGTTTAACAGCATTATTTTAAATCTATCTTTATATGTTTTTATAGTTGTTTTAGGCGCTAAAAAAGCAGGGGGAGTATAATTACCCTACCCTGCAAAAAAGTGCCGTCTATGCTCGTTTAGAATAAGAAAAATACAAATTACGCTTTTGCTATAAAACTTGACATATCCCTTAGTGCACATAGGCGTTTATATCTTTTTGCCAACCTCTTTGTGGCTAATGGAATAGTGATTATATTTCTGAATATGCTTTTCACATCATCTGGGCAAATATCGTAAACAATCAAATAATATTTTTTCATTATCTTATAAACCTCCATTATTTTGATTCAAGTTATCGCTTACCTTTAATTTCTGTTCGGCATCATATTTGTCAATCTCAATTTTTGGATTTTCCACGAAAGGAAGAAGCGACAGCAGTGTTTCCTGTGAACAGATATTTTCGAGCTTCACGATTACATCCGCGAGGCCTGTCAGATCAGTCGGCAAATTGCGAGTGAATCTGACCGCAATATCCCTGTAATCGTAGCTTTTGCCTTCCTTTTTGAAAAGATATATAAACAGGTTTTTCAGGCGCTGTTTAATCACCTTTTCCATGAAGGCTTCACGTATGGATACCCTGTTTTCAAGATTGAGCAGCTTGTTTCGCAGAGCCAATGATGAAGTATTGGCAGCCCAATTCTGATTGAAATTCACCTCGTCCATGAGGTCATAGATCTTACCTTCAATATTGTCGAGTTCATTTTTGACAAAGCTGTCGTTGATGTCTTTTATCAGCCAAGACACCTTGCCGCCGGATGGAACTTGTATAATGCCCATGCTTTTCATGTTGCCGAGGTCTTCTACTTCAAGCTTTGCGTCCTCTATGAGAAGGTAAGAATTTCGGTGATCGGCAATCTCGTTGACAAGGTCGGAATTAAGTGCGTTATATGCATCAAACAGTGAAATGATATCCTGAAATCCGCTTTTCCGCTCACTGTTGGCTGGGCAGACAATTACTGGCACATGCCCGAAAATGTGGTCATGACAGCCCAAATAGGTGAAGTTGCCCTCCGAATAGACATAACCCTTCATATCAATGTCGCCAATCTGATAATGCAGGATTTGTGTGTCAGTATAGACATCCATATATTCTTTCAGGTCAAACTGCTTTGTGAATTTATGGATTGCTAAGACAGCATTGCGCTCATCTGTACCGTCCTCCAATACATAGCAGTTCAAAGGATTCAGCACTGCTGCTGAAAATTCACCATCCTCATTGATATAATTAAGCTCATAGCTCTCGCCGAAAATCTCAGACTGTTTTCTCAAGTTGATATTGTGTTCTTTATCCCAATGACTCAGGTTAAGATCAATTTGGTTGATGATTTCATCGTCTCCGGTTTTGGATATATAGTTTACAGATTTGCCGAGCAAGTAGCCAACCTCATTATCCACGAATTTTCGCGGGAAATTAAAGACCAGCTTTCTATTGCTCCGGCTGTCCTGAATCTGATAATTTTTCATTATCTCATGCTTGCCTTTGTAATAGTCCATGTATATTTTGCGTTTCATTGCATGACAATTCAGCTCATTCAGGCACTGTAATATTAAGGTTTCGTTTATTTTCAAATGATCGTCTCCTTTCAAAAATGGGCAACAAAAAACCGCACATAAAAAAGTACGGTTTTTGTTAAGTAATTATTTTCTATTCCTTTCTCCCGGTTCAAATTCGCCTTTACACCACCGAATGAAATTTGTAGGATGGAGAAGATATGTTTTAGCTGTTTTGGGAGTCACTAATCCGGCTACTCTAGCTGCTTCAACTTGCTTTGAGTATTCATCCAAAAGTCTGTCCATTTCTTTAATAATACCGTCACTGGTTTTCATGAAATATTTACCTCCATTTTTAAAATATATCTAAGTATATGTGATTTTTATTAATCCCGAGGCGATGTTTAATTTAAAATTTAATTTCGCATTTATTAGCTTAAAACAATAAGCTTCTCTGATAAAACTTAAGCTTTTTAACCCCTTGAACAAGCTGCACTGCCCCAAACAATGAGTCCGGCGCGTCATCATGCTTGGCACTCTTATTGTAATCCTTCACTTGATTATTATAGCCTATATTTTCTCTATTGAACAGTAAATAAGCTCTTTTTATATCCGGTTCGAGTGTTATGATGCGTTCATGTTTTTGCCCTTTGGCGACAATCTCATCGACCGGCACATAGAGCTTGTTTTGCCACAGAGCTTCCTCAAATTTGGTTTTCATATAACTCTGCGCTTGTGTTCCTTCAAAGCCGATTTTTCCCACCGGATATATTTTCAGTTTCTCAGCAGCTACTTCAAACAACTCATCAGGCAGCAACTTATGAATTGAACCGTCAAGCACATACATCTGCTTTGTTTTCCGGTGCTGGCCTAATATCGTGATTGCTGAATAGTCGTTGCGTTTCCCAGCTTTGATTGCCGGATCAATATACATAACAATTTCAAGCTCCTCAAAGTCGGGCAATTTGTCCCAAAACGAAATGTTCTGAAAGATGTAATCGTCTGTGCTCCTAGGATCGTTCTGAAGCTCTTTCATAAAGCTCTTATCACCCATTGACTGCTTCTTACACATAAGATAATAGTAATCAAGGTACTCCGGCCAGAGGATTTCTGTGCCCTCAAGCATTTCCTCTTGATGGTCATAATAAAAGGACTTAGCAGTTTCAATCCTGTCTAAGTCCTGTAGTTTGTTATATTTTGCTTCCCATTCGCCCCACAGGTCGTCCCTGTCTGAAAAGCTGATCACAGCGCTTTTGCGAATACTTCTAACGCCTGGGATTGCTCCCTTTAACAGCTCAGACATCAGATCCTCCTCATGGAGGACGGTGCCAACCACAAGAATATTTGTATCTTTCGTTCCAATGGGTATTACCACCTCTATAAAAGTGTTTTTAACCTGTTCCCGCTTCGTTTCAGATCTTGCTGTGTCATCCTTGAGCAGATCATCAAGCAGCACGAGCTGGGGGCGGTATTGTTTAAAGTGGATACCTCTTAGGGAGCCATCAATGCCACGAATCATAATGCAGGAATCAAGTCCACCTCTCCCACGAATCCATATCTCATTATTGTTCCATCGGTTTCCTTTATAAATGCCGAAGTCTTCAAGCAAAAGCTGATTATTCTCAAGCTCATCCTTAATCATATCGAGGAAGGGCATGGCTATCTGCTCTGTCGCCGAAATTATCAATGTAAATTTTGACTTACCATACAGCGTGGAATACAGCGGAAATAAGAATGAATTGATTGTGCTTTTCCCATGTTCTCTCGGCAATCCGAAGGCTTCAATCAGTCCTTTGTTATCAAGCATATATTTGAGCTCGGAGAACATCTCTTTATGAAACTGACCGAATTGTCTGTCAAAGTACCTAGGAAAATAAACCAACGAGAAAAACTCAATATCCATCTCACCAAGTAATCTGCGTATCTCTGAAAATGAAAATTCCGCTATAAGCTCTTCAATTTTGCTCGTATTGAAATATTTATTCATGTATTCTTTTAGTAAAGCATTTTCCCTTTGACCATCAATAGCAGTTTCCATCGCATCCCCTCCAATCTTAGTTTTTTAAAAAATGTACTGTAAAAATTTCCGTGGCTTCTGCTGTGGGCTCGATTTTTGCAGATAGAAGTACCCCTCCCCCAACAAAAAAAGCGACACTGCTTCCAGCATCGCTCAATATATTATGTTCAGTTTACCAAGTCAAACCCTGCAAAGCGTCAGCCTTATCCTGTTCAGTGGTCTGGGTATACAAATTCGTCGTTACTATACTCTCATGACCGAGTATTTGCTGTATAGTCGTCATTGGCGTACCAGTTTTTATCAGCCGATAGGCAAGAGTATGGCGAAGCATATGTGGTGTGACTGATATATTCAATGCCTTTCCGTAGTTACCAAGAATAATCTCTACAGCACCTCTGCCCAGTGCGCCACGTTGTCCCAACAGGAGCCGCTGTGTACTGCATTCAGGTCGTACTGCGAGGTATTGCTCCAGTGCTTGCTTTGCGGTAGCGTTGAGGGGCAGTGTGCGGTTGACCATTCCTTTGCCAATCACCCTAATATGGTTCTCGTTATCACCGAGCGTGATATCGTTAAGGGTTAAGCCTGTCAGTTCACTCACCCGAATACCGGTTCCAAACAACAAT